AAATACAACCGATATAATGTATCAATCGAAAAACTTTCTTTGCAGTCTATCGATGTCCAAATGTACAGCTTCCGAACTGTCGGATATGATATGTGCTTCCACTCATGCTGCATCGGAAAGTAACGACGAGGATCATTCATGTGATCAACAAATGCTTTGATCGATCCGCTATGACCAATGGCCCCCGATAACCGAACCTGAACCTCTTTGATTATCTTGTCAGGATGTTCCATTTCTATCTCCTATAGTTATAATTATAATTATAATGAAGGACAGAACTGGGTCAACAAAAAAGAGTGATTACGTTGTATACGGTATTTTCCCAGAATTTTCAAAAATTTTTGAAATGAAAAATGCAAACGTGTAATCAGCGTAAACGGCGTAATCAAGACCTTATTTATATAGCTGCGTATGATTACACTTGATTACAAAAGGGGGGTAAATGATTACACTTGGATGCCCTTGTTCCGACAATATGTTTGCAGTATACTTACAACCACATAGAAAAACACTGTAAATAGCGTAATCAGGCGTAATCATTATGGCTTCCAAAAAACAAGAGATCGAAGAAGAGTTTGGTAGGCAGTTGACCAACCGTCAAATGACCTTTGCACAGAAGATTGTCGAGGGTATCTATTCGAATGCGGAGTGTGCCAGACTAGCAGGGTATGCACATGAGAATGTTGCAGTGACTGCGTCAAAACTTTTGAATGGTAGGGACTACCCTCATGTTGTGGAATACATCCAAGAGTTACGACAGGAAAGAGAGCGGCGGTATGGTGTGTCCACTATCGGTCAGCTTGAAAGATTGTATCAGCTATCTCGTGGGGCCGAGGATGCAGGACAATTCTCTGCTGCAATCAACGCTGAAAAGATACGGTCAGCCCTTGGTGGTTTGACCATCGATAGACGCGAGACGATTAATACGATAGACCAACTATCGAGAGACGAGATCACGGCGCGACTTGCTGCATTACAGAAACAATATCCGCAAGCGTTCCAGATTGAGGGCACCTATAAGGATATAACAGATGAGCAGGGGACCAGAGGCGAACTTCTGGAATCAGATACGCCAGAACTTACCGAAGAAATGCTTCGCAACGAGGATTGAAAACAAGCACGGCGGAGGTGTACCTGATGTCCATATGGTATGGGATGGGCTACCCTTTTGGATGGAATTGAAGACAACAAAATCTAATGCAGTCAAAGTATCGGCTCATCAAGTCGCTTGGAATATGGCATATTTTGCCAGAGGCGGGGCCAATTTCTTCTTAGTAAAGGACCTCTCTACGAAGGATATAGTTTTATTTGGGGGTGATCAGGGGCCTGATTTGATACAGGGCGGGATGTCTGCGGCCCAAGGTGCGAGGTTCGAGGACCCTGCGTCTTTGTTCTGCGCCCTGCGGCCTCGTTTGGAGGCTATATACTCTGCGGCTCTGCGGCCCTGCGACCCTGCGGCCTCGTAGTTTTATCTTATCTGGTCATGTGCCAGGGGACAAGGCAAAAGAAAAGAGGGCCGTGGCCCTCTGTCCTAGTGTTCGACGATTGCGATTGACTTGGCTTTGCTGGATCCCTTGCATAACTTGCATGCGGTACACTGGACCCGACGCCCTGCCTCTTTTGATGCGGGACATAGTGCCTCGTTTTTGTGATCGATCTGCCCAAGGTTTGCGATAACTCGGAATGTGCGGTTGCCTTTTTCCCAATGTGCCAGGGCTTGCGCGTGGCTATCGACAGATTGCATGGCAATATCTGGACGCCAGGGTCTTTGGTGTGTGTACGCTGTCCAGGTGTCGCATTCTGCTAGCAATTCGTCCCAAACTTCGGACGGTACTGCGGCGGGATCGCCATACGTCCCGACTCTAACGAAACGACCACGGCCCATGGTGCGCGGGTCGCCCTCTTTATATACGCCGCGCAAGAAAGATTTAAATACAATCAAGACGCCCTGCCCAAGGTTAACGTAACACTTGCGGCCCTTGGCAATCTTGCGGTTTGGATCCGTGGTAACTTCGCCGCGCATTGGGCAGTTGCCACAGATTGAAAAGTCCGCGCCAGTCTTGCTGGCCTCAAGCGGATTGATGTCGCTGCGCAATATGTAAGTTTGCACAACGTGGCCCGTCTTGGTGTTGCGGTTTGAATACGTCGCGATAACGACGATTGGTTGACCATCCAATAAGCTAGGCCCGTTGTAGATGATAGCTGATTTCATAGTGTTTCCTTTCTGGTTAACGGTTTGATTGTACGCCAGGCACAACCAAAGAACAAGTAAAAAGTTTTAAAACTCTGCGGCCCTGCGGCCCTGCGGTTTCGTTTTTCTGCGGCCTGCGGCCCTGCGGTTTCGTTCTCTGCGGCCCTGCCGCTGTATATAAAGAGGGGGCCGCGTGGCCCCCTGGTTTACCATTCTTTAAAATAATCCTGGTCTTTGTATGCTTTGAGATAGGCTTGGATCTGTGCCCTGGTCATGTCATCTTTCTCGACCCGCTTGCCACAGTAAGTTCCTTCGGGCCAGTAATGTGGATCAATTGGTCTGCCGTAGTATGCATCGGCCCCGCCTCGATCTCCTGGTGATCCATGTATCATAATAAAAATCGGGGGCCGTAGCCCCCGCCTCCCTTAAACTCGATCTAGCATGTTTTCAAATTCGCGCTTCGCTTCTTCGACAGTCGCGCGGCGGAGTGCTTTCAACTTGGATGCAAGACCTTTTGCTTTCCAGTTGTTGGACGTATCGTCATTGATCAACTGGTCCAATGTCTCGATCAATTCGTTGATCTCGCCTAGATCCACATCGACCTTGACTTGCATTGTGTGTTCAAGAACATATGATTTTTGCATTTTAAACTCCTTGCGTAATCATTAACGAAGCACCATTGCTTCTGACACCTTGATACCATGTATCCAACAACCAGTCAACAACTAATCTATAAAAAATCTCTGCGGTCCTGCGGCCCTGCGGCTTGACAAAAAACCCTGCGGCCTTGCGGCCGCAGGGGATCAACGAAAGGAGTGCCCATTACCCCGGGCCAGGGATTCTTTATGTGGTGATAGCTAGTGCCAGGAACAGCATCGCAAACAATGCAACGCCGCCCAGGATATCACCTAGTACTGTGGTTGGTTTACGCTGGATCCAGCGGGTCAGTGTTTCGATTGCGTGATACATTTGATACCTCATAGAAAAGCCCCCACCGCGTAGACCTCATATATCGGAGCGGTGGGGGCGGGGTTTGATTAACCGATGACGGGTGCGCCGTATTCATCCATCCATTCTGGATCAGCGTCGATCAGTGCGCCGTTGCGCGTGACTTCACTGGCATAGGTATCGCCCATCTCATATGATCCGTCCGGCATATGGGGTGATGTTGCTGCCACAAACCAACGGGCATACGGGTCATTGCGTTCTGCGCTAGAATGCTTGTAAGTCTTTAGGACTTTCCATGTCCAACCGTATGGGCTGGTATATGTCGCGTATGGTTGATCTGCTTTACGTGTTTTTCCGAATGTAGTTCTAGGCATGTTCTTTCCTTTCTGATGATGCTGGGGGCCGTAGCCCCCAGTGTTAGATATCGTGTTTTGATTTGGCTGGGGTTACGTTGTTGATCAAGTGTAACCAAGCCTTGCGTCTATCATGTTCGCTTTTCCATCCAAAGAAGCCTAACACGGCGAAGGGTAGAAATGTGACAATCAACGCAGCGATCAGATCCATGTTGTTTCCTTTCGTATTGCTGATACAATGGTTGTAACATAACAACAACCAGTCGTCAAGTAAAAAATTAAGGGGGCCGAAGCCCCCTTTCCTTTATGCTAGTTTATCAAATTCTTCGATCAGCTGATCATACATTTTCGCGGCTTCTTCGTTACGTCCCGCGTGTAGCATCATGAACATGAACTCTAGTTTGAACTTTAGTTTGTTGCCTAGTGTGTGCTTCGTGTTCTCGACGGCTTCGTTATATGTTTCAGTTTCCATTGTTTTTCCTTTCGTAATGGGTGGGGGCCGAAGCCCCCTGTTGATTAAGCGATTGTGAACTTTTTGACCGTGGTCTGTGTTGCGTACTTCTGCCACACTGTCGGGCGGTTCTCTTTCCACCATGTTAGTGATGGGGCTTGCATGCGGACTGTGAATGTCCATGTTGCCCAGCCGTTCATGATTGCCTCATCGCGTAGCGTGTTGCGCTGTGCTGTAAGCTCCTTGATCTGAGCTTCTAGCGTGGCGATCTGGCCTAGTGTTTGTTCTCTGTTCATAATCTTTCCTTTCGTATTGATGAACTGTAACGCTTGTTACAAGTAACAAGTTAATGATATTTTCGACAATGTCAACAACCAAACAACAATAAAACGACAATTAATCAAATTAATTTGCCATGGTGCAAGCTGCTTCGCGCTGCATCGCAGCATCGAACCGCGCTGCCGCGCTGCCGCGCGGGGGTAACTCTGGCGGATCGTGCCCGATATCGCGCATCGCGCGAGGGGGCACCCCCTATATTTGGGGGCGGTGCGCGCTCACACGCGCTGTATATATTAGTTTTGTAAATTCATTCGGGGGTAATTCCATTGGGCAACAAGCAGACAACAACTAGGTTCCCTAGCCCCTCAAAAAATCGCGGGTGTATTTTCATTTGGGTTTATTGTATGGTGGATTAAACATTCACGAGGTCCAAATGTCCGAGAACAATCGTCACAGACGCATGGCAGCGCAGTATGCGGAGCGTTATGGTGTAGATCCTGAGATATTCACGCGTTTGGTTGCGAAGGAGAGCAACTGGAATCCGAATGCAAAGGGCGCGGCTGGAGAGATTGGTTACACGCAGATTATGGCGGAGACTGGGATGAACCCTGGTTTGGGGGTTACGCCTATTAAGGACCGGAGTGATCCTTTGGATAACTTGCGTTTTGGAGCCGAGTATCTTGGAAAACTAATCGATTATTACGATGGCGACTATAACAAGGCGTTGATGGCGTACAATGGCGGCATGGGTAATGTTGATAAGGGCACGGTGTCCAAGGCTGCACAATCGTATGCTGCGGATTTGATGGGTGGTAAGGAGATCAAGTCGGCACCTGCTCCTCGGACCACGAACCCTGCACAAGCGGAAGACAAGGCTGGTCAGCAGGCTATAGCGAAGGGTATTGCTGCGTTGATGGGTGGTGGCTTGAAGAGTGCGAAGCCGTTGGGTAACGTGAATCCGCCAGGTGGTCGTTATGGTTCGAGCAGTCGCATGAGTCCGTTGAGTGGGACTGGGATACCTGGATTGGGTATGATCAAGGCGTATAGTACGCCAGGTGGAGTAGATCGGAAGGGCTGATGGGATTAGCTTTAGAGAAGCAGCAAGAGTTTGAGTTTGAGTTTGTAGAAGACTTCCGCGAAGAATCAGCAAGAGCATTTATTGAGTTAGGTTTGGTTGCGCATGAGGAGAGTGCGCATAGTCATATGACTATGGATGTTGCGTATGGTTTAGAGAATCTTCGTTCTTTTGTGGAAGATTCTTTACATGCTGTTTGGATTGCTTGGGAGGGTGAGACGCCGATTGGTTTTTTTGCTGGCAAGGCTCATCCTTTGTTTTTCAGTCGGGACTTGGTTGCAGTGGACACTGTGTGGTATGTTATACCGGAGAAGCGAGGATCGCGGGTCGGTCTTCAGTTATTGGAATTGTTTGAAGAGTGGTCGGAGAGCAAGGGTGTTAAGGATATACGAATTGGTCAGACATCTAAACTTGAGCATTCTGCTTTTAACAAGATAATGGGTAAACGTGGTTATGAGTATGTAGGCTCATACTATGTGAGAAAGGTCTGAGATGAGTAGATACAGCTTATGGAATCCGTTTTTGGTGGTCCTTGATCCTCGGACCTTTAAGGGTGATGACGGTGGCGGCGGTGATGACGGTGGCGGTGGAAATGACAACAACAAAAGCCAGCCCCAAGAGAAGACTTACAAGACGTTAGCGGAAGCGGCGGCGGATGGTAAACACGGTCAGGCTGTAAACATTGAGGGTAAGGGCAAGCAGAAGGTTGAGTTTGCGGATAAGAACTACGACGCGAAGATGGCGAATGTATCTGCAAATACGAATGCGGGTAAGACCTCTGTTGCATCGTCTGCCACACAGCAGCCTAAGTCACAAGCGGCACCGAAGGACGACAAGCCTGCTACAAAGCCTACGGTTACGGCGGGTACGTCTGCGTCTAGCAGTGGTTCGAAGACTTTGGGTCAAGTTTCGGATACGGGTCAGTATGCTGGCGACGGCTTTGAGTGGACGAAGCAGGAGGGCACGAACGCGCTTACTCGGACTTATACTGGCGTAGGTAAGGACAACAACCTTGGTCAGGATGTTATTGCGGGTGGTACTGCGGATAAAGATACGAAGGAAGCTATTGCAAGCGTTTCATTGAACGAGGGCAGTACGTTTGCGAGTTCGCCTGGTTCTTCTACGGACGGCAGTCTTTTGGATTTGTTCCGTGACGAAGAGGACAAGGTTGGGAGCGGTAGTTTTGCGGAGCAGACTGGCGTTGTGGATTACACGCCTACACTTACGACCTCGGCTCCTTCTACACCTGCACCAGAGCCTGTGGTTGAGAAGACCTTTGGTGAGACGTTCCGTGAGAACTTGGAAGCGGGGAACAAGACCTTTGAGTACAAGGGTGATGTGTTTACGACTGAGTTGGCCCCTGAACCAACGATTCCGTCTGTTACTACGGCGGCTGCGCCTAGTTATGCGACTATGGGTATTGGCGAAGCGGGTCGTGGTGCAAATGTAGGGTATGTTCCACCGGAGGATACATCGCAGGCTCGGACGGACGCGGCGAAAGAAGAGGATTTGTTTGAGCAGCCTGTCACGACACCTGAAAGTCAGGACTTTATTGACGGTCTGCCCGATTATGAATTTGATCCGTTGGACTTCATCGGTACGCCTGTTGAGACGGACACTGGTCGGGTTGATACATCTGCGAAAGACGCGGACATGGGCGTTGGTGCAACGCCATTTAGTTATGTACCGAAGGCTAACACGTATACGGAATCGTTGCAGGAGATTGCGGATCAGTCTCGTGCGGGTACAATTGGCGCGGATGAAGCGAGTGCGCTGTTAGGTTTGGGAGCGGGTCAGCCTCTGACAGATACTGAGGTTGCGGCGATTATGCCACCTGTTATTCCTACTACCTCTGCATTGGATACAGGCGCAGACTTTGTGCCTTCTGGAGTTGTTCCTGAACAAAAGACAGGTTTGGCTGGCGAGGAGTTTGATCCACGAACCATTATGCCTACGTCAGAGCAGGTTGCGATTGCGACGGGCACGGCTCAAGAACCAGTGGACTTGACCCCAGCGTTTTCGGTTGAACAGTTCATCGAGGACACTCCAATCTTGGATAACATCATTGGTGCTGGCGAGATTGACACACCAGGTGAAAAAGCTGGTGCGGTTCTTAGAGCGGGGACCGAGGACCTATTACCTGGACTCGCGGCCCAAGGTACTGAGCAGCTTGTCAGCGCGGCACTGGAAACAGGCCGTGATTTGAATATTCCAGGGTTTGGTCAGGAGTTTGTGACGGATCCAATGTTCAAGTATCGTCAAGCGGGTTTGGGGGACATGAATGCCCTGTCGCAGATTGCGCAGGAGCAGGAGTTGTTTAGAACTGGGGTTCCTGAAGAGGTTGGACCAGCGGCAATTCGTGCGCCAAGCGCAGAGACGGCGGTTGAGGCGGCGTTGCAGAGTTATGCTGACAGACAGTTCCGAGAGCTTGGCGAAAGCATCGGCGCGTTGCCGGAGGATGTACAGTCTGCACTGAGCCGTCCGGCGGTAAATATTCCGCAGAAGTTTGGGTATGGCGAGGGTCAGGTTGACCCTGCGTTTGCGGCGGCGTTGGAGGAAGATCCAAATGCGTATGCGTTCGGTCAGACGACGGTTGACCCAGAAGCGTTGGCTTATCAAGCATTGCTCACTGCACCTACGGCCTTATCGACGGTTGCGGCGAGTTTCGTTAACCCAGCGGCGGGTGGTGCGATTGGCGGCACGTTGGCAGGTGGCGAAGGTCAAAGAGCCTCGAACATCGAACTAAACGCGGCTTTGCAAAGTGGCGAGTTGAAAGCTACGCCAGCGTATCAAGCATATGCTAGCGCAGC